GTTTGCGCCTTTTATAACCTCGAACTCTTGCTTGAACCTATCAAGATATACTTCTTCCATGGCGGGGTCACTAAATTTGTTTCTTGATGCAAGAAGTGTTTTCCAGCCCTCTCTACACAATTGCCTAAGATACGCTTCTTCTGACTCCCCGCCGGGGCACTTAAACTCTGGAAGAAGTGGCTTACTTAATATGTTATAGTTCTCACACTTATCTATAATCTCTGTCACTTCTAGGGACTGCTGATGGTTGCAGTCCAGTAGGATTTCGGCTATCTCTGTGCTGTCTGGAACGTGGTAGTCATCGCAATCAAAGAACTTTTCAGCCCACACCTTGGCCACTCCAGACTTAAGCTCTTTTCTGACTTTGGGGAGAGTGGTTTTCATTCCTGAGCATAAAAGAATCCTGTGTAGCTGTGCGTCTTCACTGCTGACGTAATAGCTTTTTGCAAGGGCTGGCGATTCCACATAAGCATCTTCCCCCAGAGCGGCGTATTTCTTAGGGGAGATACATATAAGGTTTCTGTTATCAAAAATCCTTTTAGCTTCTCGGGAAGGAACATTGTCATCTGCATCGAGAGAAGATATAAGATCAATAAGATCATACCACCCAGCTTTGTTTTTTGCTATCAGCGTGAAGTCATCAAAGGCGCACCCTATGATAGGCTTGATATTGTGTTCTATACAAGCTTGATAAAATGAAACGGCCCCAGAGATAGACTTGTAGTCCGCTATGCCGCAGGCCGGGTAGCCGTTTTCGCTACATTTTTTAGCGAGTTCTTCGGGCTTAGAAAACCCTTTTAGAAGACTGTAGTGCGTATAATTACAGATCGGTGCCCAGTTCATACTGTCCTCAGCGTAAATTTCAAAAAGCAATGGAGCTTATTCAAAAGCTTCCGCAAATTTTTCCATAGCAGAACTTCGTCCATTCTGCTGCTGCATCTTGAGCAATTGTTGTAACAGGACTGTGTCACGTGCCCTGCCCTCTTCTAGAACTCTATCCAGCTTCTCGTTTATAATTGTCAGGTGGTCTGTAGATTGTCTCTGGTTGGGTTCCTCTAGTATATCATCGCGTCTAAGAGATATCACAAAACCCATAGTAATTGCCACGAGAACAACCAATGCACGAGAACAGTTTAATATCTTTTTTGATATCAAAGGATAACCTTTCCATCACCTTCTAAGAGGTATCTTGGACGGCCACCGCTGTCTGTCCGCTGGATTTCCTCGGGAATACCAAAATGGTCGAACAGGGTCGCGGCCACATCCAACGGGCCGACCTTGCCTATCTTTGGGTAGTATGCCTTATCCGCAGAGCCAATCACTCTTCCGTGATTATACTTACCGCCAGACAAAAGCATGGGGGTGATGGCAGGCCAGTGATCACGGCCAGAGTTGGCGTTAAGTCTGGTTCTGCCAAACTCTCCAGTAACTACAAGCAGGGTGTTGTCAGACATGCCGTTTTGGTGGATGTCTTTTACAAAGGCAGCAAGAGCCTTGTCAAGTGGGGGAACTCTTCCCTCTAGCGCCTTCTTGATATTGCCATGCATATCCCAACCGCCGTAGTGGACTGTGACAAACTTGGTGCCAAACTGAGCAAGCCTGCGAGCCAGCAACATTTGGTCGCCAATGCCGCCCTTGCCATACATTTCTCGCATAGCTTCAGGTTCTTTGTCGAGATCGAATGCGTCCTTCGCATTGCCAAGGATAACATTATATGCAGTATTGCCAATCTTGGCGAATGAATCTGCCTCTTTGGAGAAAACCCTATCCACATTGTCTAAACCGCCTAGCAATTCTTTTCTCTCTGCAAAACGGCTGACAGGAACTCTTGGTATAAGGTTATCTTTATTAGATGGGTCAAAAGGCTTATGCGCCCCTCCCAAGAACGTTGGCTGCTCACCCTCGATCTTGCCCTGCTTGACATAAGCTGGCATCCCATTGGTGGGATGGTTAGAGCCAAATACGGCAGAGGCAATAGCTCCATGGCCGGGATATTCAGACTCAGCGGTGTTATCCCTCTTGGGATTACGGTGTCCCGTCATCATCCATTGCGTGGCCTGTCTGTGAGATGAGTCTCCGTGAGAGAAGGAATTTACGGCGGTAAGATGGTCTCCCTGCTTGATCAATTCCTTAAACAAGCCACCAAAAGCAAGGCCGTTGCTGTGTGTCACTGTTCCTGTGACCGGCCTATGTGTGTCTGGAACTGCTTCAGTTGGAGCGTGGAAGGTCTCAAACTGAGTTGGGCCACCGCCTAGCCAAACCCACACTACAGATTTATCGCTAGGAAGAACAAATTCTTCTTCAGCAAAGGCCATGTCAGAAAAGGGAAGGACTCCCAAACCGGCACCAAGACCTCCAACCCTCAAAAAATCACGCCTATTAAAATCTAAATCGAGCATAGCTCCCTCCTTAAAATTCGTTGTTTTTGTTAACCCGGAGCACTGTAGTATCCAATACTAAAGCCCTCCTTTGTGCATTCTTGAACTGTCTTATCCATTCCATGTTTATCAAGGTGATCCCCTACATGAGTACACATGTTATGATCTGTTCCCGGCCAATTATTTTTAAAGTAATGACACAGCTTGGTGCATTTCCAGTGACTTCTGTCTGGCGATAACAGTCTGGGACTATTGTTATCTCGTATAGATAAGAACGTATCTTTAAGCATCCCTAGAAATTTTTCCTCATCGCTTTTATCAAAACACATGGAGAACGGGCCACCATCCTTTACATAAAAGATAGTCATTATTGACTGGTCGTATTCAGGAAATGTCTTGGATATAGCATAGTTGTATAGTAGAAGCTGAGGATCTATCATTAGTTTTTCGTAGGTTTTTTCCTCTCCTGTGACCCAGTCTAATCTTCTTCCGGTTTTCCAGTCTACTACCTCTATTATACCATTTTCTGTCTCTGTGACAAGGTCTATTGTGCCTTTTATCGCCAGATTTCCAGAAACAACCTCGCCATTTGGTAGTTCGTAGTCGTACTTGGCCCAGTCTTCTTCTATCAGAATGTCGAAGTGCGGTTCAGATGCCACTACGTTTCTAAATCTGGGGTCGAATTGCCCCTCGTTATATTCCATAGCGGTCCAAGTAAGTTTTTCGCAAGTTTTTCTGTCCCCGGCGGTGAATTTGTGTTTGGATTGTTTGGTATAATGATCAAAACTTCTGTCTACAATCTCAACCACGAAAAAATGATCAAGAAATTTGCTGGCGTGTATCTTGACTTCCCCCAAGGCGTCGTCATTTATCTTTAGGTATTTTCTTTTGCGGTTATCTTGCTGGAATTTCTTCAGGGAGGCGAACACCTCCATTACCTTGTGGACTATTGTTCCCATCTCAGCCTTTTTGCCGCTGTCTGACTGGTGTCCTAATACATATGTCAAGAAATACTGCATCTGACAGAAAGAATAATTGTTATAGCTTGAGCTGCGTATATAGGTAACTAGCATATTTCTACCTCCAGTCTAGTCTACAGTATGGTTGAAGAGGATTCCATGTAAGTCAGCGCAACAGCCCTGTACGTCGCCCTGTGAATTATCAATAACCTCGTCGAAGTTTTTCCAGTCATAATTTTCTTTATCTAGTGCCACCTCGCTATCATGAGAATCTTTCAGTTTGTTCCTCGTAAGCCTGATCACTCTTCCCCCGACCTTTTGAACCGCCTCCACCTCGTTGGGAAATCTAACGTCAGCTACGATGGCTAATTCTGTCTGCTCCATCTGGATTATGTCGATGGCATGATCAACCCAAATAGATCCATGTATTTGTCTCATCACGTTAGTTCCGAAGTACTGCATAAACTCTCTAGAGGTCATGTACTTATCGGCACCTGCGTTAATCATCCACTGTTGGTCTTCTATGCAGGGCATGCCTTTCCAGAAGAAGTGAGTCGGGGTGTCTTTTTCCTCATTCGTGCCATATACCTGCGCCGGTTGTAGACCAAAAAACTCTACACAAATTCTTTTGAGTCCATCGGCAAAGCTATATAGTTTAACGTATGGCCATATATTTCTTTCGGCATAGTCTACGAAGTCTGCATCTTTTCTCGTTATGTCCAGTACTCCCCAGTCGCTATTGCCTAAGGAGTCAGCCGTCAAAATAGAAAGCTCTCCTTTGGGGGTGATGTGAAAATCCTCAACTAGACCTTTGTTTTTCAAGATGCATCCATGGATATAATTTGCCGTCATGTTTTTGCCTGACTGCTTTTTTCCAGAAATACCTAGTATTACCATTAGAAAGCACCTCTTACTTGTGTTAGTACAGTGTCCTTGATTTGGTCAATGCTCATGTCTCCAATGTCCTTACGCAAAAGCCTTGGGAATTCCAACTTGAACATGCGGCTCAATTGCCTGTACAGTTGGGTTTTGGATTCTCTTCCTGCCTGATCGTTATCTGTCAGGATAACGAGTCGTGTTACTCCGCTTTGCTGTATCTTTCGTTGCTGCTGTTCGCTAAGAGACTTACCAAAAATGCTTACTGCGTTTACAATGCCCGACTCATAAAGTTTCCATACGTCTCCTTGCCCCTCAGTCACAAAGAGTAAGGAAGCTTCTGCTGCTTGACCAATGGCCCTGTGGTAATTATACAAAAAATGTCTCTTGTCGAAGCCTTTTGTAAAGAGAAATTTTGGTGTTCGATATTCCTTTGTAGACCTACCAATGTGGGCCACCACAATGGCTCCATCGTCGTTATGGATAGGTATCACCGCTCTGTGGTACATGGAAGAGGATTTGTCGTAGCAATCTCCAATTTCGAAATGCAGCATTGTCTCCTCGGAGAATCCGCGAGACAAGAAGTACTCTGAGGGGTGTGTTAGATTATACCTGTTTCTAGTTGATGTGGGCACAAATTTTTTCGACGGGGAAAACATAGTAACAAGTTTCACAAAGCTGTCTGGCTCTTGCTCCTTGTCTATTGTAATATTTTTTCGGTCTATGTTAAGTATGGTACAAGCAAAGTCTAGGGCTTTTTTGAAGCCCACGTCTTGACCTCTTTTTTGAGATAAAACCCCTTGAATTAGTCCAAATATGTCGGTTCCATATGTATCCTGACAATCTCTAGTCCAGCATCTCCACAATTGCTTTTCAGTAGAGAGAGAAAATGCCCTGCTGTTGTCACTGTCTTCGTGGACTGGGCAGGTAGAGTATATATTATCTCCCATAATTTCGTAGTCGATGTTCAGATTAGTTAACAGAAGCTCGATGTCAGAAAAGAGCATCTTTTTGATTTGCTTAGTATTAATCTTCGGCATCGTCTTCTTCGCCTAAGTCTAGTTCATCGAGATTGTCAATTAGCCCGGTGTCGCCATCGGGACTCTTTCTGAATTCGTTCCTTGTTTTTAACTCGGTGATGATGAACTTGTCGCCAATAATGTTCATGTTTATGTAGTCGCCATCGTCTAATCCTCCACCATGGCGAGCCACCACGGGAACAAGTTTTCTATTGCCAGCACCAAGTCCATCCTCAGCTAGCTCCTCTGGAGACTTATTCTTGAAGATTGTAAAGGAGGTGCATAACCAAATAAGCCTATCGGAACCGCTCACCGTGTCTGTGCTCTCTTTGGTAATGCCGTCCCTGTTAAGCTGAACAAAGGCTAGGCACGGAACGTCGAGCTTGACACAGGTGTTGTGGAGAGAGGTGATCTGAAAGCCTAGGGCTTGGTATTCCTGTATGTTGTTCGTGATAGAACTTGAAGACATCAGCTTAAGGTAGTCGTACACAATTAGACAATCGTTAGTGTTGCCGTTCTCGTCTGTGCCCACCTCTTGCATTACCCATCGCTTAATAATATTCAACACCTGTTCAAACGGCTTACCAGCCACCGAAACATAGCTGTAAGGTATGGAGCTTATTTTCTTGGCGGCTTTATCCACTTGAGATAACTTTTCGTCGTTATCTATAAATTGCCCACACGAGATATCGCTGATAGACACCTTGCTTAAGTTTGCTAAAATTCTATTGAGGTGGTCGTCTTTAGACATCTCTGTATCCAGCATCAATACCGGAATGCCCTGAGATGCTACGTGTATGGCAACATTGTCAGCAAAAGCACTTTTCCCCACCTTGGGCCTAGCAGCTATCAGATCGACACATTTTCTACGCAACCCCCCACCTATCGCTTGGTCAAACCTAGGAAACCCCGTGGGGACGCCTACTATATCGCATTGGTTTTCTGATAAGAAGGTTACATACTCTTCTATGTTATTGCCAATCTTCTCCGGCCTCTCCCCGCCGTCATCCTCTCTTAAGAAATCCATCAGGGGGGTTTCTACCATAGAGACTATCGCGTCTATAGTTTCTGATCCATCAATGCCTCCGACATCACTGCTGATTTTATTCGTTAGGTCTTTAATGCTCCTAGCAAACTCAAACTTCTTAATCTGGACAGCGAAGTCTAAAACGTTTTCCTTCTTAACAGGAAAATCAAATAGGGACTTGATGTACGAAAGCTCCTGCCTGCTGTTCACTAGCTCAGAAAAATTCAATTGGGAGGCAGCGGAGAGTATAGATGGTAAATCTATTTCCCTATTTGCCTGAATAGCAGACTCCACACACTTGTAAAGAACTTGGTTATTGTGATGAAAAAATGTGCTATGATCTATGATATCAGACACTTCAACATAAACATCAATTCCGTGCCTGAAGAGGCCTGCTAACACAGCCCTCTCTGCTCCAACATCTGATAAGTCGTGACTCATAACGCATTACTTTCCGGTGCATCGATTGCATCTATGGAATTCCCCGTAAACCAAGCTGGGATTGACCTTAAAGGTCTTTCCGCACACATGGCAATCAACAGACATTTTTTTCGAGGGAGAACGTCGCCGCTCCGTCTTTTCAAAGTCTGGTGTCTCTATGTGAGACAGTTCCCCAGTGTCTTCCCACTTGTTCTTGCCGCCCTTCACTTTAGTTCTCCTTTTCTTATCGGTGTCTTTGTTTTTGGTTGTGACAGTAAAATCTTCACTGATACTTGGGGGGTCAGCGGCAGGATCTTTATTTTCCACAAGGCCCTCCTCATTTTCCAAAGCCAGAGCAGATAAAAGCTCTTTCTTTTGATCTTCAGTTAGCGTGGATAGTAGTTTATCTAAATTCATGATCTCTTGCCCTTCTCAAGTAAAATGTCGCCTTTTCTTTTAAGTTCGTACACCTTTCCTTCGAGGGACTGTAGTCTTCCTTCGGCTATTCCGCGCATTTGATCGCATTTGGCCGCATAAGAATTCTCCCTTATTATACTCTGACGCTTTACTTCATGCTTGGTGTATTGATCAAAATTATTA